CGTCAATAGACGTGTATAGGTAAGCCATGTCGGTTCACGACTGCGTGGCTTGGGTGGAGGTGCGACAGCCAGGGTTGGTCTCCTGGATGAACACCATCACCCCCACCATCATCGACAACATCGTCGACCCACTTCGGGTAATCTGGCGTCATGGAATTTTCGTGATCGCTAGGGAAACCGACCAGACACCGCTCCAGAAAGTTCGTGAGTTGGTGTTTGGGTTCAGGGCGCTTAGTGATGCCCACCGCGCACACGTGCCGACACACCCTCCGTTTACAGAGCACCCATGGCCTATGCCTGGGATCTTCTGGGAGGGGTACACGGGACACGTGGTACTACCATCAGAGGCAAAAGGAGCTGGGGATAGACTCGCTATCGAGCTAGACCGCCTCAGTGAATACATGTATCTGAGACTCGGTATTAGTGGATTAACCGAACAGGCATTCAAATTCATCACTGCATGTAAGTCCTATTTTCTACCACCACCTAAGCCAACCCTCCTGGAATTGCTGATCGGCAAGGCCAAGAGGATCGCAACACACGTGGAGGTGTTCGGGGGAGCCGTGAAACGAGTACCTGGTTCAGTTTTGCGCGGGAACATTGGGATAGCGCGTAAGTTGTCGCCGTATGCACTATTTATACTAGGGTGCTATGCGGGATATAAGCTACTAGTATACGGGTTGGGACGTCTGGCTAGGCAACAGATGTCTGAAGTGTGGCGCTTCATAGCGCGCACTGATCTCGCCATCGTTCATAACGTGACGAGAGCAGCCCTACCGCCTGTTCGCGAGCCCGAGGCGATCGTTGCACATGCACTCAATAATGTTTTTGACAGAGAGTCATGGTTGACAAGGGTCGTCGCTTGGTGTGATAGAACACGAATCCCCCGTCTCCAGTTGCGTACGATGGCACAGATTGCTGCTACATATCAACAAGCACAACCGCTATATGCACTGGTTAGGCGCCTCAACCCCCGGGTACAGGTGACATGGTGGGACATCGTCAGCGGAACGCGATATCTACATTCAGGAGCGGCTAGAGCTCAGGCAGAGAATGCAGTGGGACAGCCAGGCGATCAAGTGCCAAACCCGGTGCCACCTTCGGTGGTCTCGTGGTTTGTGCCTCGTCCTGGCCGCATGAGACCCAACCCTACTTGCTCTGCATTTGAGATCTTCTTGGAGGCCGTTGTAGATCGCCCTTGGCGTCTGTTGACCGACGTGTGTACTCTACCCGTTCGAGCCTTAGTGTGGAGCCCGCGAGGGCTGCCCGAGATCAATTGGGACCTACAGTTATTAGCGTTCCTAACGAGATTGGGCTTACCACGAGGCCTAGTGAGCAAGTGGTATCAGAAACTTGAAGAAAAACGAACACGAAGAAGAGCGAGACATGAGATGCTCAGACAACGTGACATTATCTTCATGGTGAGATCACATGTTATGGCCAAGCTTGGACGTGAGAGCATTCGTGGCGGAGCAGACGATCCAAGAACGCGGATGGTCGTGTCGCGGAGTGTTACGGAGACAATGAACTCCTTGGATATTCCCATCAGTCGGCAGAGTATGATCAACGATGCCTGTATCGAGGCCTGTTTTATCGATACAGCATACGATGAAGCTGGACAGGAGCTGCACCTGGGTCCAGCGGCTCGTGCCCTCTGATGGTGCCCCGTCGTAAAAGATGGTATGGATACTTCTGTAGTCCATGTTGGATCAAGACTGCAGGAGGAGGTGGATATCCGTATCACATACGGCGTGGGTAAGGTAAAGCGGATCAAGAGGAAATATATAGCCTTGAGTGGCCGCAATCCAAATAATATCCAATATGTAGTACATAATAACACTCTAGTGAACATCATGCGGGCTTTAGTAGAGCGCGTGTTCTTTGTTGAGCAGCAAGTCAACGGTATCAAACGACTAGTCAAACCTCCGACAACGACCAGGGCACATTTCAACGAGCAGATGGCGGAGTTCTCACACAAACTCAAGGAATTTTTACCCTTTGTTGCACGGATGAGTCTACAACAATTTGTTGAGACGTCCCCGGCACACAAGAGGAAGATCTACGAGAATGCGAGGGATGAATACCTGCGTGAGGGACTGAGCCCAAAACATGGTCAAGTTACATCGTTCATCAAAGCGGAGAAGGTGCGTATAACACGAGAGAAGAGCGACCCTGCACCACGGGTTATCCAACCACGACACACTGTTTTTAATTTGGTCTTTGGTTGCTTCATCAGACCGGCTGAAAAAGTCATTTATGAAGCAATCGATAGGGTATATGGGAGACCAACCGTGTGTTGCGGCCAGAATGCAGAGCAGATGGCTGCTATGCTACGTGATGCTTGGGACGAAATCGCAGAGCCAGTAGCAATTTCGCTGGATCTATCCAGGATGGATCAACATGTGTCCGTCCCGGCTCTCAAGTGGGAACACAGTTTCTATCGCTACATCTACGTCTACGACCCTTGTTATAGAACTCTAGATTGGTGTCTCCAAGCAACCATCAACAACGAGGGGCGAGCGTATGTTAACACAACCGACGGACTACAAGCCAAGGTGGCATACCGAAAGGAGGGAAGTCGGATGAGCGGTGACATGAACACTTCACTTGGGAACAAACTCATAATGTGTGGACTGCTGTACTCTTATTACAAGACAGTTTGTGGGTTTGAGCCAAGGGTCGATTTCAATGTGGTGGATAACGGTGACGACTGTGTCGTAATCTTGTCTAAGAAGGCGTATGCTGCTTATCAGCGGCAGACCACACCTAGGCAAGACGATATGGCAGTCATTGACCCCGCCTCATACACGAACATACGTGTCGGACAATTACACATCGACGCTACACATATGCCAGTGGATGAGTGGTTCCGAACGATGGGGTTCACATTGAAGGTTGAAGGAATCGTTGAGAAATTCAACCACATCGAGTTTTGCCAAACACAGCCATGTTACATCGACGGTCGGTGGATTATGGTTAGAGGGCTTAAGGCGCTGGCCAAAGATGCCGTGTGTCTGAAACCCCTCGATGTGTTGGACAAGTGGATGAGTCAAGTCAAAGGAGGCGGATTGGCCACTTATGGTAGTGTGCCCATTTATTCAGCATATTACCGGTCACTACCAGGGGATGAGGCCAAGGAGCGGAACCTCTTGAAGGGGACAGGGATGTACTATCTAAGTAAGGGAATGTCAAGTAGACGGACCGTTACAGACCAGAACAGGGTGGAGTTTTGGGAGACTTTCGGTGTAACGCCACGGGAGCAGGAGGTCATAGAGAGTACGTATCTGTCAATAGCAAAGCAGGAGGTAGGATTGGATGATTGGCCGAGTCTTATGTTACCGCTCCCGGTAATATAATTGTGATCGGATAGCTGGAAAAGAGGGTAAAGATGCCTAAGACAAACAAGAACACGCGCCGTGTGGCGGTGAAGCAGTCTGCTGGGACTGCTAAAACAAATAACCAGCAAGGGGGTAACGGAGGCATGGCCAAGAAGTTGGACCAGTTGCTCTCTCGTATTCCGAGGGGCACTTTTGCCACCGTAGGAGGTGCACTTGGTGGACCCACGGGTGCCATGATTGGGAAGGGCATATCAACCATCACTGGATATGGGGATTATAACGTGAAAACGAATACCCTCATGAACCGCACAGTGGTGGGTGAGATGGCGGACCAGGTCCCTGTTTTTAAACAACAGGGGGCTGACACCCGCCTCAAACATTGTGAATACGTTACCGATGTTGTCGTCCCACTCAACCCGCAGGGATTCAATGTCGTACCATACGAGATTGACCCCACCAATGTGATTACGTTTCCATGGCTGTCAAGCGTGGCCAAGAAATATCAACGCTACAAGGTCAAAGGAATGGTTATTGGCTTTAGGAGCACATCCACTGATTATCAGAACAGTGGAGTGGTAGCCATTGCCGTGAACTATGACCCCGCTGAGGCGGCTTATGAGTCCATGGAGGGTTTGCTCAACACCAAGTTTGCTGTGAGCACCAAGCCTAGCAACTCCATGCTGGCCCCTGTTGAGTGCGATCCTAGTCGGTCTCCAATGGATGGCTATTACGTCAAACATGTCACATCTACAGACGTGAATGATGCCACCAAGAGGCAGACGATAATGGGGACCATCAACGTTGCCACGTCCGGGCTGACTTTGACACCCGGAACGACCTTGGGCCAACTATATATTTCCTATGACATTGAGCTCATTTACCCATACCTTCACAAGTTGACGCAACAGTCCTTGGCCGCCTATGGTAATCTATACGCCTTCGTCGACTGGCAAAATGAAACTGCATTCAATTTCAGCATTGCCCAACAGGCGACCGGTGTGATCTCCAACTATGGCGCACTCAACCCTGATGAGAAGGTACTCATCCGGCGTTTTGGCAAACCCACCGAGGCCCTCCCTTCAGGGGCTACGGCTTGGGTTGGCTTTGTATTGCCGGTGGGTAAATGGCTAATCAAGTACCTCGAGGGATCGTGGGTAACCACCACGTCTACACTGAACAAGGGAGCATCGAATAGTCAGCCCTCATATGGTTCTAAGGTCACTAAGCTTGTGGAAGATTACGAAGATGTCAGTGCTCAGTCGAGATCTTCGTACACAGTGAGTGTGGCTGACGGGACCGCCGAGGAGCGGACTATGTTTCCTGCTAGTCAGATCGTGCGTACTGTCACTGGAACCTCACCGGCAACGTATATCACAATGGCTGTCACTGCGATTAAGCTCGATTGACCGGCCAACAACGTGCACCACCGTGTCATGTCTCCCACTGCGTTCTGACTGGTGGGCTGGCTGCTCCGCAGCAGCCTACCCAGACTTAACGTAGTGCACCCCAATAATACAAAAACACCAAATTGGTGGTTCAAAAACAATGCATGCGTAAGCGTATATATATAAAA